GAATGAGTAAGCCGCTTGTAGACCGTATTCATTCAATTCATAACCGTTTAATGAATTTCCTGATGCGTCTGTGTAGAATTTCGGATCTCCGAAAGTCTCTGTTAATTCTCTCTGAGATGAGATCAAGTAAGCAGTGTTGGCGTTTGCAGTTTGTGTTCCTGTTGCTGTGCTGTCGCCTGCTCCGTTTGTCTTATCTTGTGATGATGCTACTATAAAAAGAGGTGTAGTACCCGCATCTGATGGTACATAAAAACTTTCGTTTATTACTGAAACCTCTACTCCTGGTGATGTTAATGCCATTTTTCGTTTTCTCCTTGCAAGTTTAACGTATACAGAGTTATTTATTCAATCGTATGGTTTTTACGATATAACTTGCTATTTTTTGGTGCCTATATAGGCAACGTAAATAACTGTATGATATACAAGGACAGACCGCTGTGTAAGGAGTGTAAGGCAAAGCCCCGGGCCTATGCATACAGGAAAGGAACACAGGTCTACTGGCGTAGCCTGTGTGATACATGTAACAGGAAAAAGGCCGGGAAGAAAGTGGGAGGAATCACAGCCTTGCAGAGATCCGGATACAAGAAACACAAGAAGTGTGAGCTGTGCGGATTCAAGGCCCAACAGCAATCACAACTGGATGTGTTGTTTGTGGACGGGAGTATGAAGAATACTGCGGCCGCTAACTTAAAAACTGTTTGCGCCAATTGCCAAAGGCTGGGCAGTGTCCGTAAGTTGGGATGGCGTATTGGTGATCTTGTTGCTGATGACTAGGTCGTCAACATGTTGGTATAATTCTTCCAGTGTCCCGTCATTCTTAATCACATGATCGAAATCTGATTTTGCCCATGCATATTCTGAGGAATGTATACCTGTTGGTGCTATATTTCCTTCCACATAATTTGTAAACCAGTCAGGATCCTGACCTCTTTTTACAAGTATAATCTTGCCACCGGACTCTCTGATTGTCTTGATCTCATTCTCAAATCTAGTATCGGATATCACTGTGGGATCACCATTGTATCTGGCTAGACAGCTGTCAATCCATATAGCATCATGCATGTTCTGTCGCATCACCTCTGTGCCAAAGTGTTGTAGCACCCAACGTGGGGTCACATCTTTGCCAAATCGTTTGCTCCAGAAAACATCTGGCTTTTCTCTCCATGCCCTGCTCTCATCTGTTTTGCCTTCCAGCATTTCTCTGTCCCAGTTGAACATGGAACTAACAGCATCTTTCAAACTTTTTGCGAATGAATCTTTTCTGAATTTGTGTTTCTGTTCTAGTCTGTCTGCGACTGTGCCTTTACCAGAACCTATTAAACCTACTACGCCTATCAACATAGTACTATTATACTATTTTTTTAAACGTTTTTCAATCTCTTTTTTGACATCATGTACCGATGTTAATACCAGTTTACGTACACCCAGTTTCTTCTCTTTCAGGGCGTGTATGGCAATATTCTCTAGATCATCAACCATGTCGGCTAGTTCTTCTAGTGTGCATCTGGAAAGTTTTTTGTATCGAGTATCTATCATGATACAACTATTTAAATAGATTTGTAGTAGAATTTACCAGTAATAGAAGTTAACCAATAACAAAACTGTGTGGAGTGCCGCCTTCTTGGAAGTTACCTATCTCTGATTCAAGTTTTTCCATTTCGGCCTGTCCTTCACTTTTTAGTGCATCACCGTTTAGTGTAGTCCCACCCTGAGGACCTGCGATGGTACTGAACTTGCCTCTCGCTTCCCCTATCATAACTTTGGATACTGCAAGTGTGTAATCTCTGATCCATGGTTTGGAATAGATGTCCTTGAACAGTGTTATGTCTGGCCTGAAGTTATCTGTGTGCATGAGAACTGTTTCGTCGTCTGCCCTGGGTCTCTGTGTGATAGTTAATTTTTTTGTTGCCACGTCAAAGTGGAACTGTATGAAACTTCCAAACATCTTTCCCACTAGTTCTTGGTATGATGCAAACGCATAGTAAGTTGCCAATCCACCTGTTGCTCCTGCCCTCAAAAGGTACGTATTTGTGTATGCTAAATTGAATGGTTCAAAAAGTGTTCCGCCTTCACCACCTTCTGTCCTGGATCCAACACTTCTCCTGTTAAGATTCCTCACATTGATGATCTCATCCGGTAAGATATATGTGTTCTGATTTTTCTTTAAAGTAAGAAAAGCATAAGACTCTTCAACAGCATTTGATGATCTCTGTCTGAATTTGTTTATAGCTCTTTCCAGTGCCGTTTGGTAGTGTTTAGGGTCTAATTCAACATCAATCATACCATCACCTAGGTTATTTTTGACGTAATCAAATATCTCTTGTTGTCCTGTTTGTAGTTCTGACATACTCATATTTATTACCGTTGCCTGTGCAATAAATATGTATGATATGCCAAGATTATCCATTTTCAAGCCTGAAAAGGGCAATGACTACAAGTTCTTTGATCGTAACATCAATGAGATGTTTCAAGTAGGCGGAACTGACCTACACTTCCACAAATACCTAGGTCCATACGATCAAGGAAGTTCACAAAAGGACGGAGATGCGTCGCCTTCACAACCACAGTATTCGGGTGACAGTCTTAATGAAAGAACTATACAAGATTTACTATTTCTAGAGAACAGAGACAGGAAATATGCGGATGACATCTATGTCGTGAGAGGAATATACAATGTACAAGATGCAGACTTCAATCTGTCACAGTTTGGAATGTTCTTACAGAATGACACATTATTTTTAACTGTTCACCTTAATGACATAGTTGAAAGGATTGGTAGGAAACCAATGTCAGGTGATGTCTTAGAGTTCCCGCACATGAAAGAAGATTATTCACTAGATGAGAGCATACCCATAGCACTCAAAAGATACTACGTTGTGGAAGATGTCAACAGGGCGGCGGAAGGATTCTCACAGACATGGTGGCCACACCTGTTGCGATTGAAAATGAAGTCTCTAGTAGACTCTCAAGAGTACAGAGACATATTAGGCGATGCCGCAACAGAAGGCTCTCTAGCTAGTTACATGTCAACGTTTAACAAAGAAAAATCTATCAATGAACAAGTTGTTGCACAAGCAGAACAAGATTCACCTAAAGCAGGATTCAACTACAAGCAGTACTATGTTGCACCTATAGATGAAAGAGGAAATATTAGGACCGACAATGTTAACACCACGACTACTAGTACAAGTTCAGACAAATCGGTTAATGCTGTGATAGATTCACCAGCAAGTTCACACTATGGCTTCTACCTGGACGGTGACGGAGTAGCACCAAATGGTCATCCAGCAGGGTTCGGCATTAGCTTTCCAAACTCAGGCACAGACAAGGGAGACTATTTCTTGAGAACAGATTTCTTACCAAACAGGTTGTTCCGTTTTGACGGAACCAGATGGGTCAAGATAGAGGATTCTGTAAGAATAACTACAACAAACAATGATTCGAGAAGCAACTACAAAACAAGTTTTGTTAACAACTCGTCATCTGCTACCATAAACGGATTGACGACAAAACAAAGACAATCGTTGACTGATGCATTGAAACCAAAGGCTGACAATTAAAATGTTACACTTCTATGAAGGACAGATTAGGAAATTCCTTACCCAATTCATTAGGGTCTTGAGTAATTTCTCTGTGGAAACAGGCAAAGGCAGAGATGATCAAGTCACATTGAGAGCTGTTCCTGTTGTGTACGGAGATCCAACTAGACAGGTATCAAATATAATCAGGAACAATTCTGAGAACGCATTACAGTATGCTCCAAGAATAGCGGCCTATGTCAGAGAACTAAATTATGACAGGGAAAGGATGCAAAATCCATATCACATAGAGAAACAACATCTCAAAGAACGGGGTGTAGACGGTGACGGGAACTACACAGATCAACTAGGTGCAGGCTACACAATTGAAAAAGTCATGCCATCGCCTTTCAGATTACAAGTCACAGCAGATATATGGAGTTCAAACACAGATCAAAAATTACAGATACTAGAACAAATTTTATATCTTTTCAACCCGGATTTCGAGATACAAAAATCAGACAACTACATTGACTGGACTAGTTTGAGTTACGTAGAACTTGAAGGGATAACATTCAGTTCAAGGACAATTCCGGTTGGTGCTGACACAGAGATAGATATTGCAACATTAAATTTCTCAATGCCGATATGGTTATCACCACCTGTAAAAGTCAAGAAATTAGGTGTTGTACAGAAGATCATCATGAGTGTTTACGACGACGATGGCGGAATGGCAAAAGGGTTAATAGACGGATCTTTGATTTCAAGAAGTTTTATTACACCAAACAACTTTGGATTGTTGGTGTCGGGAAATCAGTTAAGATTACTAGGTACAACAGGCGTGAATGTTAAATCCGGCGGCGATGGGTTCCATACAGGGGCTAGAGATCCAGGGTTAGCAGATCCATTTGAAACATTTGGACCAGCAGTCAACTGGAAGGTACTCTTGGAACAGTACGGAGTAGTCACTAACGGAACGTCACAAATAAGATTGACACAACCAAACGGCGACGAGATTATAGGAACAATAGCAACAACAACACTGGACGATACTATATTGTTATACAGCATTGATGGAGACACAATACCTGCCAATACACTGACAGCAGTTTCTAAAATAATTAACCCTGCAACATTTGATCCAGGCACACCCACAAACGGAGTTAGATATCTTGTGATCAATGACGTGGGAGATTCAACAGCAAGTTTCCAAAGTGCAATTTGGGGTACACTTGTAGCAAGTGTTGGTGATATAATTGAATACAACAGTACAACCAGCAAATGGAACATAGCATTTGATGCCTCTGATCCAGATTCAACACAGCACTACGTTACTAATCTAAACACAGGAATACAGTACAGATTCAATGGCACGGAATGGGTAAAATCATACGAAGGTGTTTACACACAAGGTAATTGGAGCATAGTTATAGACGGTGACGGTAACACTGGTTATGATCCAAGTGTTGACGCAACTACCCCTTGATAAATCACAAACAATCTGTTACAATATAGCATGGAAGACAACATCATATGTTCTGGTGCACTTTTTTACAGCACATCCACCAAACGTTTCCTGTTCTTGCAGAGGACTGACAGTAAGACCAAGGGAATGTGGGGATTAGTTGGTGGCAGGATGAAGTACACGGAATCGGCCTTTGAAGGATTAAAGAGAGAAATAAAGGAAGAAGTGGGAGCCATTCCCAAGTTCAAGAAAGTTATTCCCTTGGAGATGTTCACATCAAATGACGAGAAGTTTTTCTTCCACACTTATCTTATTGCGATAGAGACTGAATTCTTACCTAAATTAAATGACGAGCATTCAGGATACTGTTGGACTGCGTTTGAATGTTGGCCCAAGAACCTACACATGGGTTTGAAGAACACACTGAACAACAAGGCCATCAAAGGCAAGTTACAGACTATATTAGATTTGATAACTTAATTAACCAGCACTTATTTTTACAGTGCCGTCGTCGTTCCAGAGTTGACCTGCATTACTAGGATCGCTTGTCGGCAATTCCGTTGCCATTACTTTTCCTGAATTGTTTATCATCAGTGTGCCGTTGTCGTCTGGTAGGTCTATGTTTCTTTTAGTAGTTGATGTACCTGACACGAAAGTTTTTTTACCGTCTTCTGTCTGCCACACGAATGGAACATCACGGTGTGCGTAGATGGCATTGTTGGCGATGGTCAATAAGGGTTTGTGCTGTCCGTCTTTCC